AGCTTCTAGGTTGAAGCGGTCCCAATATCCTCCATCATCTTCTAAATAACCAACAGGTAAGGCCATTTGTCTAGCATACTCAGCTTGATGAAATGCTTTAGTTGACTCTCCAGGGGTGTGGTAATGGTCCGACTTCCCCTCGTACAGTAGGTGGTTAAAGACTATCCAGCCAATTCCACCTGCAATATTCTTAATTCGCTCAATCGTTTTCTCTACTCTAGGAAAGATTATGTATCTTTCGGGCCAGCCATTTTCCATTTCATTTCTCCATTATTAAAAGAAGCCCTGCACAATACAAGTACAGGACTCCTGCTGCTATTCCGAGATACATAACCCAGAATACCAAGTTTTTCATCACATTATTCTTGTGTGCGAACGCTCAAAATGACGTTCCAAACGGCTGAGATACCAGCAGCTACGGCTGCAAATAGAGCCGCTTTAGCACTATCCCAATTAGTTACGTTTGCCACTGATACAGCGATTGCTGCTAGGAACGCTTGTACAAAAGTTTTTAGCGCTCGTACGATAATATCGTTCATTTAGTTCTCCTTTTAAATTTGTTTAAACAGGGTTTGTTCAGCCCGTAGGCGTGCGCCCTGTGCTTCTTCAATTGTTTTGAAATAGCCTAAAAATATATGTTTTCCAGATTTCTGAATCTGGGCGTACCACTTGTTTCTTCTTTTGTCCTTAGAAACTCCCCGAACACCACTCGTGTTGTTTTGGGCAATGGGCAGGTTGTACATATTCTGGTTGTGGGTAACGTGCCGTAGGTTTGAGCGCCTATTGTCTAATCGGTCAATGTTTATGTGGTCAATTTCTTTGCCCGCTTTTTTACCCAGTAGCAGTTGGTGCATTAAAACGTACTGGCCGTTAACACGTGCCTGAACGTATCCAATGGTTGCTAGAGACCAGTTATATTTATCTATCCAAGCATCCTCTGTACTTACGAGCGCATAACCGTCTTTTGCATTTATCCCAAGCGGGATTTTAGCCATGTTGCCCTTAATCACTGCTGGTCTACGGTCAAATCTTGTAATCATTGGCTTACCGTGTTTTCTAACTTGGTCGTAGTGTTTGTTGCAGTATTGCCTAGTCTCCTGTCTTGTCCCGCAGGAGGATATATTAGACGCTTCACAGTGGCTGACCTGTCTTCTCATACAGTAGTCCATCCCTCTATTCTTGAGCCATTAACCATATAAAGAGCGACTGCTACTCCATTTCCTAGTGAAGCTGAATTGACTAAGATGCGGTTTCCATATACAGGGTCATATCCCCTGACAACTCTGATGTCGGCTGGTAGTGTTCCAGCGACAGTAGTAGTACCAGCTTTGAAAGCAGTACGGTTAATTGTGAATCTAACGCTTGAGCCTACAGGTGGCATTTTGCCAGTGGTGGGTGCGCTTGGTGGTGTAACGTAAAGTAGTGGGTTTACATACTTACCATTGATAGATAAGTACCAGTGAACGTGTGGGCCAGTAGTGAATCCAGTGTTACCTGATTTGGCTACGGCTTGACCCTCACTTACCATTTGACCTGCTTTAACTTGAATTACAGAGTTGTGTAATAGACGTGTCTGCATATTGCCAGATACTATTCTTACTTCATTACCTGCTGAACCGTTAGGGCCAGCGAATGTTACCTTACCGCCGTGTGGTGCTACTACTTGAGTACCTACAGCGCAAGGATAGTCTTGTCCACCGTGTCTAAAACCAAAGACTGTTCCGTCTGGGTTTATTATCCTGAGTGGATAAGGTGTTGCACCAAACGGGTAGCCTGGCTTTACTTGTACGGGTTGCCTCATACTCTTACTCCTTTACGTTAAAATTATTGCTCGTGAATATGTATTGATAGTTTCTAGTAAGTAGGGGCAGGACTTGGACTGTGTAGTTGGCGGTGGTTTCAATGCGACACTCTGATTGTGGGATAAAGTCTGGTATCTCTTTATAGGGGAATGAGTATTTAACTGGTACATCTTGTTCGGATACGTTTAGCTCTATGTAGTCGTAGGGATATTTAATGTTGTTACAAATTAGGCGAACATCAAAGGTGGCGGGGCTGTTAGTGTTTGTCCAGGTTTCGCCCGACACCGTTACCCTTTCACCATGAGAATAAGTTGTTTTATCTGTTTTCATTGGGGTAGCAGAGCGTATTATTTTTCTTGGGTAAAACCAGAAAATCATACCAACCAATACGAATACAGTTATGCCGTAAAACACAGCAGTCAGTGAGCGTACTAAAAGTCGTTCGACATCTCTCATTTAACCAGCCATCTTCCTGCGACTATAGCGCTCAATGCTAAGGCAATAAATGTACCCACCGCCCCATAAACCAGGTTCTTTAAATACTTAACGTCATCTTTAACTGAAGCCATCTCAACTTCATAGGTATCTTTATTAACAAAGTTGTGGTCAATCTTCTTGTCTATATCTACCAGTTTTTTATCTATAGAGTCTAAGCGGTAGGTTACTAGTTCTGAGTTGTTTTCTTTCTTGGTAGGAGTCATTGGTCATTCCTTTATTCTGGTAGGTACTTTTTTATCTTCCATTGTTCACCTCTTAGACATATAGAAGTTCAACTGTTATGTTTGCAATTAAATCATCACCATCATATCCGTAAGAAACAGCGGCATTCCCTGTTTTTCCAATTCCGTAGTATGTAGTTGCTGTAGTTGGTTGAAGATATTTAACTATTTCGTAATTTGCTCTAGCTAAGACGGCTGGGTCATTATTTATCCTGATATTAGCGGTACCATCTCCACTATCAACAGCAGAGGTTGAAGTTGATATAGCATAGTCCGCTGCCGTTCCTGTTGCACTTGCACTTGCATAAAAAGGTATCCTAGCTACCATTCGCCAACTACCAGTCGGTACTATTAGCTGGTCGCCGTAAAATTGTGCGTAGGTTGTGTTGGTTTTTTCGGTTTGTTGAACCCTGTAGTATGAGCCGACTACCCATTTACTTCTATCAGCAACAAAACCATAAGGTATTGCTTGTGTACTATAAGAAACTGCACTCACTCCACCACTTGTAGGTATAGCGTAACCTTCTGGTACTTGTACTGTAAGAGTGGTGTCTGTAGAGAATGTGTTGGCAGTGATTATTCCGTATTCAGTAGTGCCTGTAGCTCCACCAGCAAAAGGTGTATCTGTAGCGGTAGCGGTGGCTGAACCGTTGGCTGATAGGTTATTGGCATTGGCGTTAGAGTCGTTGGCATCACCGTTGAATTTAAAGCAAGCTACGTTGGTTGATTCTGCACCAGAAAGGGTTTGAGAAGCGTAAGAAGCGATAGTGGCTGCGGAGAGTACAGATGAGAATACAGCAGCTTGAGCTATTTTTCCGTCAAATGGATTAGTTCCTGCTGATTTTTCAGCACCCACCACTAAGGCAGTAGTACCTTGTACTATAGCTGTAGCAGTTCCATTGGTTGTTACAGAGTTAGGAACGCTGACTCCGTCAAAGTAGGTTGTAGCAACTCCAGTAGACATAGTTATAGATGCGGCAACGTGTACCCACTTATTTAGTGGTAGTGATTGATAAGTAACAACTTGTCGGTTGTTGGCTGCAATTCTTAAACCATATAATTCAAGCTGTCCTGATACGTTGACCTGCATTGACCAACCTTCTGTGTCGGCATTTCTACGAGCTATAATGCCGCCCCTTGTGTAACTTTCTAATTTAACCCAAGCCATACAAGTATAGGTGTCTGTAAAAGATAATCCTGCTGGTGAAGTCTTAGACCAGTATTGTGAACTCCCACTCTCTAAGTCAGTACATTGAGTAGGAGCTGTTACTGTACGGGTGAGTTTAAGTCTCATACCGTTGGAAACATCACCTGTTAAATCTGTGGAGTTAAAAACCAAATCATAACTTCTATTACCGTTATAGGTGACTGTATCTGGGGTGTCGCCCAAACTCTCCCACCCATCAGTAAAGCCAGATATTTTAGACCTATCTATAGCTGCATCAGAAGCTATATTAGAATTATCTAAGTTACCATTTATCTCACTTACTATAGTGTTTATTGGTGTGTTGTAGTCGGCGGCATCTATTGTCTGGCCGTCACTTGGTAATGAAACTGATACTGTACCCATCTTAATATGCTCCTTGTAGTTGCGTCATAGCGTCACTTAAGTTGCCAGAACTTTGATTGCCATTGGCTGCGTTTATAATTACTGAAAATGCTTGGTTTAATTGCTGAATTTTACGGGCCACAGTTTCTTCGCTATCTCCAGCTCTAGGTATCATCTGGGATTGTAGGTTTCTTATTTCTGATTCATTAGCTTGAGCACCAGTTTCAATCCTAAGTAGTGAGCTGGCTATGTTGTAACCGATTGCGTCAAAGTCACCAGTACCAGCAGCGTTGCTTATGAAACCACCAACGATAGGTAGTTTACGTCCAGGAGTTGCGGTGCGGTTAAGAACGTCAGGGTTTTCTTGTAGTAGTTGAGTCATTTGTTGTAGAGCTTGTTGACCACGCTGTGCAAGGCTGTACTGTTGAGCAGTAACCTTAGTAGTATCTGGGCCATTTGATTGTCCCTTTTGGTCCATAAGTGCCTTAGCATATTGTAGGTAAGAAGATGGTGATTCATTTGGGCCAAGTAAACCGTAGGCATCACTTAAGGCTTGTTCTAGACCATACTGCTGAGGAGTTTCGGCTCCACCAGTAGCAGCACCACTTAGAGCACCATTACCAAATAATCCTTCTGAAGATAACATTCCGACACCACCCACATCTTGATACTGATTCTGTTCTACTGGTTGACCTTGGTCTTGTGGGAATATCATATTATTAGCCAAACCACGAACTGCTGTACCTTTTGCTAATCGCATTGGCAATCCAGTGTTAGCCCCAGCAGCGAGATTACCGCCACCTTCAATCATTCCACCAAGCTTAGCTTCCGCCTTCCTTACTGGGGCTGAGGTCATAACTCTAGCAACTACTCCTGATTTGTCGGCTTGTTTAGAAGCGGTGCGTAGGAGTGTGTCAGCAGTTTTAGCATTGCTATATATGGCACGGGTATCAACAGCCTCTTTAACCACATCATCTAATAGGGCACCAGTCTCTTCTCTTATAATCCGTGCTACAGCTTCTCGGTCAACCAACTTGGCACTGGTGTTCTTGCCGAAGTTAATACTATTGCCCAATAGCTTTTGAAACTCCCAAACCTCAGATGGCGAGCGTTTATTGCCCAACAGCTGGAGTTGCCTAATCAGTTCGTTTTCACCCCTTTTATTTAAATTGATAGATGGGTCTTTAATAATTCTGTTTAGTATTCTATCTAACACAGGGGATGTCTGTTCGCTGGTAATCTTTACACCAGATTTAGCATATATATCGGCTAACTCAGCACCAGTTTTTTTCATTATTGGCTCAAGAGCACGTTGTACTTGTTCGGGATTACCCCGTTTAAGTCCTAGTTTTTGAGTTAAAGTTTTTAATAATTCATCACTTTGTTGAGCTCCAAGATTATCAATGCCAGAGGCTTTAGCGCCCTGACCAATGCCCATTGCATTAGTAGCAATGCCACGACCACTTTTTTGTAGTGCATTAAGGCTTTCTCCACCATTTGCGATAACTTTGCCAGTTTTCTTACCTCCCTTGAGAATAGCTTTAGTTAAGTCGTCTGAGCTATTTGTGATTGCCCTTAACTCATTAACTCCACCAGCAGCCTTAATCCCTCTAAATGCTGAAACACCAGTACCCACACCGCCAAGTACTCCCGATAAAACACCCTCACCTAATGCTGATTTAGCAGAACCACCAGCACCTAAAAAGTTTTGGTCATCTCGTACTTTGTTTTCTACACCTCGTCCAGCTGTTCCACCTAGAAAACCACCAATTCCAGCACCAAGTACACCACCAATAGCTGTACCCAGAACTGGCACTACTGAACCCACACTAGCACCAACCGCTGCACCACCCGCTGCACCACCCGCTGCACTACCTTCAGATATAAGAGATGATAGAAAACCACCTCTGCCTTTTGGTTTACCTTTATCTAAAACATATCGTCCATTAACATATTTAACACTACCCCCCCTATTAGTTGGGGCTGCTGCGTTAGCTCGTAGTAAAGCTATTGTATTAGCGTCCATTTAGAAACTCACTGACCCGCCATTAGCTGTGGCGGCTATTGGTATACTTGCTCCGAATAAATCTGGGCGAGCCCTGTGATAAAGTTCTATTTTTAGTTTATCTCGAGCATTACCGTACTGAGCACTCTTTAATGTAGCGTTATAGTCGTTAACAAGTGATTGATTATCCCATTCTGTTCCATCGGGTTTTATGAATACTTGGTTGTATAGAGACTGTAGTTTGGGGTCGACATTCCCTAATGCACCGCCACCCGCACTCTGAGTGGAAGCACCTTTAGTAGTACCACCAAAGCCACCGAAGCCACTCGATGCAGAACGGGCAGCAGCTTCTCTAGCAGCAGCTTGCTGTTGCTCCCATCGACGTTGTTCTTCTTCACGATTGTATTCAGTATTCCAGATGTCTTGAGCATCGCCACGTTGTTTAGCAGCTAATTCAGCTAGAGCCAGGCTAAGGCTGTTACGATTACCTTCAAAGCGTCCTTTTAGATTAGCAACAGCAGGTAGGTATGTAGAACCTAAGTATTTAGCTTGTTCAGCTAAAGGAATACCACCGAAGGCTACACCACGACGATTAGCTCCAGTTACTATTTGGTCGAAAGAATCGGTCTTGGCCGCTTCTAGACCTTTTAGTTCAGCTTCCTGTTGGCCAGGTAGGGCTTCTAATGATTTGTTATAAACGTCTCGTTGAGGATTGTAGACGGTGTTGAGCTCTTGGATTATTTGTTCTAATGCCCGTGGCATGTTTTTATTTCCTTATGTGGGGACTCAGTTAGTTTAATTTTGTCAAATAGTCAACCCTAAGTCAATAGGAGGGCTTTGTAATAATACAGGCTGATGTCGTTATTGGCTGTTCCTGTGCCCGTAAACACTATGTCTAAATTGGTACCGAGATTCTCGGATGAGGTATTAGTTTCGATGACGGGGCTTCCACCATTTCGATTAAATTGTCCCCAAGTAATCTGTGAGGTAGAACCGTTACCAACTATTTCAGCCTGAAAAGACCAGTCAACATTATTTAAAGCCAGGGCTCCAGAAGTAAATACTGTAGTGTTACCTAAGTTTAGTTTGAATGTTTTATTATTGGCGTTGGCGGCGGTTGTCCCACAGGCGTAGATTAGGATGGAAGAGCCAACATTAGATAGGGTGTTAAAGTTTAATTGAAAACTCATTAGGTCTGATTCGGCAGCTCCAACATTACCAACTGGGCCATTCTGTGTAGATAACCTATATGGAGCAGCAGTTAGTTGACCGTCTAAACGAGAAAAGGTATTTAATAATTCGGTGCGCAGTTGAGCGGAGCCAGTATTAACTGTAATACCAGGTGTAATGCTTCTAAAACCACTCACTACTCAGTCCTTCTAACTCTAATCTGCATTAAGTAACTAAGGATTTCAACAGGAGTGTCAACACCATTTCGTTCAAATCTAATCTGGTGCCAGTAAGCCTCGGTGCCAACTAAAGTTTCTGGAACTGATACTACCTGTGAGCCCCAGGTTGTACCATCACCAAACTGAGTACCGTCACCGTACTCTGCTCCAGAAGCCTGAGCATCTACCTGGTAACTTATAGAGTTAGTGTTGCGTTGGTCAATATCTATGTAAACATTAAGTGAGTAGGGTTGGGTCTGTAGGCGTAGGGAAAGTATTAACCTTCTAAGGAATATCTTGCGCAAACCATCGCCGTAATACTTAGTCCAGTAAATGAAGTCTATTGGTTTACCCATATCTGAATAAGCCTGTTCTGCTCTAAATACTGCACCCATTACCGAGCTACCCTCTATTAAGTTGTTTTCTTCATCTACAAAGGGTTTATCTATATAAGTATCGGTATCTCTCAGCCAGAAGTTATTTAGTGTGTCCCAGAGAATACAGGCATCATTAACTACCGAAGTGGTGCGTGGGTAGTAAAGGCGGTAGTAGTTACCCTGAACTACGGCAGCACACTTAGTTTTATCTTCTATATTATCGGTCTCGGTCTGGACTGAATCAGACATTAGTTCGTCTTGTGAACCATTAAATCTGTAGACTCCATCATCTGATAAGAAGTAGATGTAGTTCGGGTCACTCTTGATAACAGCGTTATTAACAGCACCCTTTTTACCAGAGGCTTGTCGTAGCACGAAATTACCTGGGTCATCACCAAACAGGATGTACTTAGTGTTACGGGTAAAGATAACCAGGTTGTCTTGGAAGACCGTCATACCAGTGATTGGGTCGCCAGTCTTAGATTGAGGTACATACACGAAGCCAGTAGAGCTCCAAGTTTCGTAATCAGCAAAGTCTGACCAAGTTAGTTTAGTCGGGTCGCTCTGCCCCGCTAGAAATAGTCTACCTTTATGAAAAGCCAAATACTTAGCAATCGGTGGTGAGCCAGCTACTGTTGTGACTGTAGCCCCATCCCACTTATAGAGAGCATCATAGCCATTACACCAATAAAGATTATCGCTTGCCTGAGCAAAGTTGTACTCGGTAGCTGAAGCATTGAGAGCAGATTTAATGGAAGTGGTTGTGCCGTCAACTTCAGAAACACTGTAGACATTAGTACCGTGAGCGATAACTGTTTTAGCCGTAGCATTTGATGGTGTGTAGCGTGTACCGCCCAAGAGTGGACTGTTAGTAGAAACATAGGTTTTCCAGTTTAATCCATAGCTAGTAGCAGACCATGAACCACCTGAGTTGCTGGAAGTTTTGGCAGTAGTCACTGAGGTGTTAGAAGACCACAACCAGCTACCAGAGCCACCATTTTGCATATAAGCGACAACCCAGTAATCAGTAGCAGCAGATACTTCAGGAGCTTCAATAAATCTAGCGGTTAGGTAGGTGTAGCTGGATGTTATGCTACTGGATAAAATACTGGAAGTTGCTAGTAGTGAACCTGGCGAACCGCCACTGTTAGTATAGATAGCCACCATAACGTGTTGGGTGGGAGTAGTACCAGTTTTTAGGTTTAGAGATACTTTAGTTAATCGGCCAGCAGTATTGTTAGTAAACTTATCAGCCACCCAGCTAGTTGTAGTAAGTGTAGCATCGGATGCGCCAGTAGTTGAGGTAACCTGAGCGTCTAGAGTTTCTCCCAGTGGAACAGAATAGAAGCCTGGCCCTTTTCTAGTAGCCACAGCTACACGTCGGTCATCAGACTTTCTAGCGTATAGTCGGACATTATAAAAAGAAGGGCTTTCGCCATCTTTAAGCTGAGTATATGGGAAAGTGGTGTTGAGCCCAGCAAAAGGTGAACCACTACCACCAACTGATATTTCTTTAACCCTACGTCCCGTGAACTGTTGGGGTCCTCTGCGTAGTTTCACTAGAAACCTCCGATTCGTCGCCTTGCGCCTGGAACTATAACCTGATTATCTACCTGCCTCATACCATATCGAGTAATAAAAGATTCTAATAAATCAGCATAACGATTAGTAAATTGTCCAGCGTAATCAAAGTCTTCTTTTTGCTCGTAGATTCTCATTTTAGCTCCAAGCATCAGTAATTCTTTAAAAGATTCAGGCACAACTGGTACATCAGCGTCGGCAGTTAGAATTGGCACAGACTTAATGTAATCAATTGATAGGGTGTAATCTTCAGCGGCCAGAGTAGAGAAGATAATACTGGTGTAGTATGTCCAGTCTTGGAGTGGGCCAGTTGTATAGACCGATGGGTATAAGGTGCGGAAGTTCTTGGGTGATAAGTAGAAGTCGGTCAGGTCACAGGCTTGAGCGGCAGGAGAACTAATGTACAAAGAATAAACCCTCTGAAAATCACTCGGTAAAGCAGAAGTTAAACTGTTAGCTCCAGCCGCTACAGTGTTTGATTGGGTACCAGAGTTGAGGGTTAAATCAAAGTTGTTAAATATAGCTTGTTGAGCATCATTAATAGCATCACCAGCCAGGGTACTATCTAGGTTAGAGTCCCCAACTTGGGACTGTAGCTTTGTCTTTAAATCTGAAAATTGGTAGCTCAAGGTATTATCCTATCACTCAGTTATTCTGATTGTACCATAATATTGATATTTTTTGTTTAGGTAAAACTATACTTCGTTAGCGGTTCTACTAAACAATGTATAGCCCATTAGCTCCATAGCGTTCACAGGTTTCTTTTCGCCATCGCCAGTGTCGCCCTCAGATACTAAGTAATCGTTCTTAATCTCCACAACTCCATGGATATACTTCTTATCACCTTTATCGTTCCAGATAATATCCCCTTTTTGAAAATCCATAGGGTAAATATATGCTTTATCTTGAAATTCCATTTAAAAGTACCTCGGTTTCCTAAATTTAAGCCACACATAAGGTATTGGGCCAGCGTCAGATACAGGCGTTGCCGAACTTGGGCAGTTACTACTCACACCAGTTTCAGCAAAGAAAGTGTTTAACGCTACACCCGTATTCACAGATGATACATATTGCGGAGAAAACGGCACCATGTTTGCACCCGTTACTGTTCTAACACCACCTGCGGTTGTGCCCTGGTTGACCACGCTTATCCAGTAAATGCCAGGCTCTAAGACAACATGCGTTGTAACTTCTCTTGATGAGGTGGTGGCTGTGGTTGCAGATGTTCCAAGTTCTCGTACTAAATCGCCAGGAGTAGAGCGGTCAATACCTGGTGTATATAAGCCAAACCTTACGTTGGTAGATGTACCAGCAGATGTACCAGTAACAATCGCCACTCCTGCCAAAATCACCCTCTCAGGCACTCTAAAAGGCCAGTACCACTGCTTATCTTTAGTAAATGTAGTGTTAGCAGTTAAGTTACCGCCTGTTGGGGCTTGTTGCCACCAGTTATCGGTTACGCCAAAGTGGGTATCGTGAGCGTCTTGGGTTGAGCTTGAAGAAGCTGCTGCCTCGCCATATTCACTATAGTAAGGAGCGCAAGCTGCGAAAGCGTCATAGATTATATCTGCTCTAACAATAGCACCCTCAGAGTTAGGGTGAACATGGTCAGAACTCATCCAGGTCATGTCGCCCATTATTGAAGTTGTTGGGTGACTAGACTTAGTAGTTCCGTTATACCCTCTGGTAACAGTGATTGAAAAGGTAGAGCCAGACACTAAGGTGTTAGCAGTAACTAGCATATCCTCGGCAAAACCAGTTAATAGCCAGCCAGTGCCTAGTGCTGCAAAAGTTGTCGGGTCGTTAGCAGTAACGCTCACAGTAGTAGTAGCGTCAGTGTTGTTCATTGAGCTCTGTGGGTAGCAAGTCCGCTTGTAGAAAGCCGAGCTTACATCAGCTATTTGAATTAGGTTGTCAAACTCGGCTACAACAGTAGCGGTATCAGCGTTTAGGTTGTCGTAGTCGGTTACTGAGTTAGCAGTATAGCCGCTGTAACCTGCTGCATTGTGCCAGCTAGTTGCGTTCTCTATTACGCAAGGATTGGGCTTATTAGTTTCCAGCCACACAGCGTCAAACTGAGCTTTAGTATAGGTATCTGAGGCTACTATTCCAGATATTGTAGCTCTGATAGTCTTGCCAGCGTCAGCAGAGGTGCAAGCAAACCTTGTAACTACACAGACTGGAGAACCCATAGCTCCCTGAGATTGCAGGGTAGTAGTGCCAGTTATTGAGGCGTTTGAACCGCTTGTAGACCAAGTAGCAATTAGACCAGTGTCCATCATGGTTATTTGCTCACCGCTTGCGTGGGTGGTTTTAGAAGTGCCATTAAAGCCTCTAGTTACTGTCCAGTTGTTAGTGCCTTGTCCTGCGGTTACTAGCATTTCTTCGTTTGAACCAGACATCTTTATTCTAAAATTGCCACTAGCAGGAAAAGTTGTTGAGCCGTCAGCCACAGTTATAGCGGTAGTAACATCTGTATTGTTCATTGAAGCGGTTGATAGAGTCGTCTTGCCATTTAATTGAGATATAAAAGAGAAAGCAAAAGTGCCACCCACAAAGTCTGAGGGTATGGCAAATTCTACATAATCGGTATTGGTAGCAGTGGCTTTGCGAAACGGCCCAGAAGCACCACCCAACTCTTTATCCGTTGGGCTTACTGTTTGGTCGCTCCATGTACCACTAAATGTCAAACCAGAACGCCAGGTGGCTGCAGCACTTCCGTTATAGTAGCTGCCCCACTCGTTACCGCTTCGGTGCTTAGATAGCACTCCTCGCATAGCGTGTTTCCAGGCGTTTCTAATTTGTAGCTTGGTAAGTGACGATGTGCCAGTTGCTCCATAATAGCCAATATCGTTAATACCATGCGTTATAAGCAACGGCCAGGGTTGAGCAACAGCAGGGTGTGTGTAGTAAGTCTGAGATAGGCTATAAAAGTTATAAGAAGAATATGGCCCAAAGAAAGCAAACATGCCACTCCAGCCAGAATAGGGTGAGTTAAAGCTAGAGGTAGTTCTTGCTAAGTATGAACCAGAAGTGGCTATTGGTTTAAGGTTTTGCTCTGGCACTTGAAGCATACCAGCCAAGCGTCCAATAAAGCCTTGCCTTTGGAATTGCGGTATACCAGTGGTTGCTATACCAAAACCTGCGGTAAAAGAGTGTCCTAAATAAGCCAGCCCACCAACTTTGATAGCACCCAGTTCGGTTACATCTGCTTTAGTTTCCATTTCGTCATAAACAGCATTTTTTGATGGTGCTACATCAGTAACTCCGTTCCAACTTGAACCGTAGGCTGTATCTGAAACTGAGTCACCAGAACTGCTTGAACTACCACCAGCCATGATAGTAGTATTCTCTTCGACAACAGAGATGCCGTTAGGTGCTAGTGGGTTAAGCCTGAATCTCACGGATAGCCTCGTTTAACAATCTATATACATGGCCATTAAAACTCTTCCAAGCTGTACGGTAATTCTTAACACCGAACTTGTATCTGAGTGAATTGCCAGCAATATCATTTTCTATTATGTACCAGCTCCCGTTAGGGGCTACAAAACCGACGTATTGAAAAGTATCGTCCCCAGCTAAGTCCTGAGCTTTGTACTGTTCAAGGTCTATGCTCTCGGTTGGTCTACTGCGGTCAATAGCATCGGCTACAGGTTTCAAATCAACGGGGGGTACGGAAACCATCGGACTATCAACAACAATATTTGGTGCCCAATTCTTACTGTTAATAGCTTGTAGTAATGCAGCAAAGTCTTTAGAGTAGTCTTTTTCTGGCTGTTTGGTTAGTTTATTGGCTAAGCCATTGATAGCTGTCGCTAACTTTTCGTTGGCAGAGGGTAGGTCGTTTATCTTGGAGCCCTTGAAATCTTCACCCGCCTGAGCAATATCTCGTAGTAATGTTTCTAAGCCTTTGGCGGTCTCTATAAGTGCTGGGTCTTTGGCTACCACCGTTGCTAGGACTAGGTTGTTGAGAGCATCGGATAAGGTGTTATTGGAGCTTTGAATAGCCTCCATTACAGTAGAGCCTGATTCTTTAAGCTCCTTAGCTAGTTCTTCGGTAGATTTTTTATTAGCAGCCATAATAGTCGCAGCTGTCATTTTCGAGCCACTTCTAATGGTGCTTACTACGTCATCAGTAGCAGCCCTCTGCCTTTTTATCCTGTCTTGTTTTTCTTGATTAACTTGTTGTTGTTTACGGTACTGTTGAATTTTGTCTAGGTCCATTGTTATTCCTAACACTTCAGTTGGTTAAATAATATCATTTAATGAGCCCGTTTGCACATTTTATAACACCAGCGTCAGTATTGTCATGGTAGTGCTGAAGATTCCTGGCCATACCTCCGTGGATTGTTTCGCTTCTGGGATGGTACTGGTGTAGTCCTTTTATCTCGTCTACAACTTCAAATGGCAGACCAGCCCTAACCCATCTATCGCCAAAGTCATTGTCCTCATAAGCGTAGCCCTTCATAAATTCTTCATCCCAACCATTTATCTTCTCAATGTCCGATTTTTTAAACATCGCTAGAAAGTACATGGCGGGAGTCTCGGCCCTAAATATCTTACATACTAGAGTCGTGTGTTCGCCCCCAGGTTCTACTTCATCAAATACCTGGCAGACAATGTTCTTGCCTATAAAACCTTCGAGCTGGCCCAGTACATCGGTCAATGGCTTAACTTCGGGACTTGTAATGATAATGTTGTCGTACTTAGCTTTCTTTACTCCAAGATTAAAGGCTCGACTAGGATTGAAGCCTTCTTTTACTTTATAGGGGAATAGCCGAACATCTTTCATTAGCTTGTGGTTGTCTAGGTAACGCCCCACCTGGAACTCTTCTCTAGTAAAAATAATAAACTCCTTGGTCTGAGGCATCCTGTCATAGAGCCGTTTAGTAACTGTAAATTGTTCTAGTCGGTTGCTATCCATGGGGAATACAAATGAAAACATTACTTACTCCATTCCGCCATAATGGCGTAATATGGTTCACCGTGTTGTGAGGTATCGCCAGCTTTAATTAAAATCTTGAAACCTAGGTCTTGTAATTCGTCGGAGGTCCAGCCGCTAAGATGCAGTTGGAAATGGTCGGCACCTTCGATGCCCCAGGCGTTGTGCGGTTCGTTCTTAAGATAACCGTCCTCACCTGGGCCTTGAGGCGTAAACAGTAGTATCTTCTCCCTAGCTACACGTTTCATCTCTTTAATTAACTTTACACCCGTCTTTTTATCCATGTGTTCTATACCATCAATAATTGATATAACATCTACAGAGTTGTCGGGTTGTTTCTTGGTATATTCTAAAGCATCACTAACAACTGTCTTAACGCCACTAATTCGCTTTTCTAGAGCTTCAAGGTACTGTGGAGCTAAGTCAACCGCTGTAACATCCTGAGTATCTAGATTGTTCAGTTCTAGACCAATGCCAGCACACAGCGATAATAAACTCTTACCCCCTTTTACAGCTTCTTGCACATAAATGTATGGATTCATTTAGACCTCCTCCCTAAAGGTGTCTGGTTTTTTATAATCAAATAAGGTATCTACCCAAACAATAAATATACAGCCATCACTACCTGATGTAATAGAGTGGGTATGATTGGGTGGTACGGAAACTACCATTGGATTATCACCACCAAGTTCTACTCTAACTACTCCCTTATCTTTGCGGTCTCTAACTTTCATCAAAGCCGAGCCATAGACTACTAGAAAGTGCTCAGTTTTAATCTTGTGATAATGATTACCTCTGGTCTGATTAGGTGGAGCTACGACATAGAATAGCTGGCCATCGGTGGGAAACTTAAAGGCTTCTACAAGCGTACCCCTATCGTCAGAGAAGGTTTCTAGTTTTTTGTAGTCCATAGCAACTCCTTGATTTGTTCAATGTTTAACTGTTTGGTGTTGGCTGAGGTGTAGGCGGCTTTCGGAGTGGTCGTCTGACCTTCTACGAAATACTGGTCATAATTCATATCTCTAGAGTCGGCCTTTACTCTATAGTAATCACCCATATCTTCGGCTCGGTACATCTCTTCCTCGGATATAAGAGATTCGTGCATTTTCTCACCATGACGGATGCCTATAATCTGGTGGTGGTCGCTGATAGCAGTTGCTAGGTCTAGCATAGTACAGGCGGGTGCTTTCTTTACAAAAGTATCTCCAGGCTGGCCATTCTCTAAGGCAAACATAACGAGGTTAATAGAGTCTTGGAGTGATAATAAGAATCTAGTCATGTTGGGGCTGGTTATGGTTAGCGGCTCGCCCTTCTCAGCAGCAGCTTCCCAAATAGGAATAATTGAACCCCTGGAGCGCATAACGTTACCATAGCGAGTTACTACTGCACCCTTAGATACAGCTAAACGTTCCATCATAGCCTTAGAAATACCCATAGCGTTTATGGGATAAACTGCCTTATCGGTTGATAAACATACTACCTTAGCACCAGCTCTCTGCCCTGCGTCTATAACGTGTTCTGCGCCAAGTATGTTGGTCTTGACGGCTTCAAAGGGGAAGAACTCGCAACTAGGTACTTGTTTTAGGGCAGCAGCGTGAAAGACATAATCGTGGCCGTTAATAACTTCTCCAACCCTAGCCCTGTCTCTAATATCGCCTATCTCATATCTGGCGTTAGGATAGAGCTTTCTCATCTCAAATTGTTTATTTTCGTCTCTACTAAAGACAGTTAAGTCGTGGCTGGTGTAGTATCTCTTTACAAAGGCATTACCAAAACTACCCGTACCCCCAGTTATAACTATTTTCGCCATACCACTCGATTCACGTAGCCTGTATAGCCAAGTATTACTTTAAGCACTCGTTCAGAACAGTTCTCAATAAAGTAGTCTCCAGGAGCCATCACTGGTTCCTTTACGGCATCTAGACAGAGTAGTATGTTTTCCTTGTCTACCCCGGTCATCAAAATAGAGCCGTGGTCGATAGCTTCAGGTCGTTCTATAGCATTTCTGATGGTAATAGCGGGGAAGCCTAAGATAGCTGACTCCTCGGCAATCGTGCCACTGTCACTAAGCACACAGCGAGCATAAGTCTGTAGGTTTAGGTAGTCGAAGAATCCAAAGGGTTTCATTACCCTAACTCTATTATTAAAGATTATCTTCTTATCGCTTATTTTCTTTTGGAGCCTTGGATGTGTGGACAGGATGATGTCTGATTCGTATTTCTCGGCGATTGTATTGAGCGTATCTACTAAAATATCCAGGTTCTTTTGTATCTCAGTGCTTTCATCTCGGTGGATGTTTACTAGAAAGTAAGGAACACTGCGTAAATTTAAGCGGTCCAATATGTCGGTATTGTCTAAGTGGCTGTTGGCGTTAGCAATCACTTCTGCCATTGGGCTACCCATTAAAAAGATTCTGTCCTTTGCTACACCCTCTTGAATTAAGTAATGTCGTTGGGCGTCGGTGTAAACCATGTTGACATCAGAGATATGGTCTAGAATACGACGATTAATTTCTTCGGGAACATTATCATCGAAACAACGATTGCCAGCCTCTAGGTGGAATAGTGGTATTTTCATTCGTTTAACTATGATTCCAGCCAAAGCTGAGTTAGTATCACCGAGTATTACTACGGCATCGGGCTTTTCTGATTTTAGTAGTTTCTCTACACCCACCATTACATGTCCAACTGTTTCTGCTAAACTACCACCTTTCCAGTTCAGAAAGTGGTCTGGTTTGCGTAGCTCTAGGTCTTTGTAGAATATCTCGTTTAACTCGTAGTCATAATTTTGGCCTGTGTGTACAAAGATATGATTAACGTGTTTATCTAAAGTTTTAACTATCTCGGACATTTTAATTAGTTCGGGCCTGGTGCCGACTATGCTCATAACTTTCATACTGCCTCGTAGATTTCCTTGAATGATACTTGATTACAGGGGTAAACTTCGTTGCGTTGAGTTTTAATAATATAATCTCCCTCTTGCGCAGACATATAGCCATTGAGGCTCATTAGTCTTATGGTGCCATCTACAGTGGTAATCGCCACCTTATCAGCCTCTTCTACGAAAGCGCTAACCTCTGAGTAATTATTGCCCGTCCATTGGATAGCCTCTATGGTTACGGGTTTTTTTTGATACTTCATTTGACCCCCCTTATTTTTAAAACGTTCTCATCATAACCACGGTCATAAAAAGTCTTCTCATAATATTCAGGGTAGTCTTTCCAGTTACTTTCGTCAGCAAATGTCCAGCTTAATCGTTCATCCATGTGGCCAACTAGCCAGCCCTCTTTAAGTACCTGGCGAGATAATTTAGAATCTTCTTGAAGTTTGGAGCGACTACCTTCCCACGGTGTTTCGTCATATCTGAGGCCACCATCCCATATTGTGCGACGTAGGATATTTGGCCCACCAACGCACCCAGGCCACTCTATCAAGCCCATGCCATTATAAAATTGGGGTACTTTATTCTCACCACCATCAAAATCTAAACCGAGTTGACCCAGTCGGTCTATGTTTTGGAAGTATTCTTGAGCTCGCAAATCCCAGCCTCGCTCAAAGTGCATATCATTGTCTAGTCGCATTAAATGCGTAGCTTGAGGATAGAACTCTAGAGCACGTTGCCAACCCAAATTACAGGCTTTACCTGGATAAAGATTTGTAGTGCTGGGTATGAAATCGTTTAATCTTCCCCGTTCTAGTAGACTACTCAGGTATTCTTGAGTTCCATCAGTAGAGGCATTGTCTACAGCTACTAAGTAGTAGGGGACTTCTATAGTATCTAAAAGACTTCTAATAGTTTTTTTGGTGTAATCTAATCGGTTGTGGGTTACTAAACAAATAGCTAGTTTCATATCTCTACGTCTCCATCATCAATTATGGTATGTCGTTTTGGGGGGTAGGTAGCCAAGCCTTGAGCCACTAAGTTATCGGCGTGTTTTTTGCTAGTTGAAACTGCTCCCGTAGGAGTGTCTACCACCACCAATTTGCCCTTAGCTCCCGTAGCTAGAGGTTGTCTTTCTATAGCTTTTAAACGCATATCTTTTTTAATCTTTGTCCATTTTTCTATCTTATGAGCGCCGTCATTAGAACCAGCTTTACCCCATGCCAGTAATTTACGTTGTCCTAACTTAACAGGTAAAGTTTTAATAATAACTCCTGTCTTCCAGAGTTTCATGCAAAAGGTAATGTCATGTAGTCCATAACCATCTAGTTTAGTGGCTTCACTGGCTACCAATTTAATGGCACTACCATAGTTGAGCATTGTCCAACGCACCTTGTCTGTAAAGTACGGGGTCTTAATAGAATCAAAAACACTTCGCTTAACTAGCAAACAACCTGTACCACAGAACACTACCGAACCACCACGGTCAAAGAATACTGAACCACGGCCCTCTTTATTGGTGGGGTAATCACAGGTAACGGCGTTGGCGTTCTCTTGTATCATCTTTAACAGTAGGCCGTCGGGTAGAATCATATCGTCTTCTACAAACCATAGGTGGGTAATGGAATCATCTTTTAGGGCTCGTTGAGTTGGTTCTTCAAAACAGTTTGGAATTGGTTGGCCGTGTGAGAAGAAGAACTTGTGTGGAACCTGTTTAACGTTTTGGAGTATTTCGTCGGCTGTCTGCGAGAATATCAGCCCACGGGATGGTAGAATAACGGCTACTTTTATTGGTTTATTGGACGACTTCATATTTCCGCCCATCGTTTAAATATGGTTGATTGTCTTCGTCATAAGAGATGAAAGGGGGGATGTCTTCCCAAAACTTAACTCGTTTGACTCGGTTCAGGGCACCTCGGAACATATTAGCGTTTTCGGGGTTAATCATGCCAGATACTAGGTCTCTGCCAACCACTGTTAATTCTTCTATCCTGTGAGCTCCATTATTAGAGCGAGCATCACCCAGTTGTACTAATTTACGTTGTCCAGCCGTTTTAGCCATAGGTTTGACTGGTAGACTGGCTGAATAAAGAACTAGGCCAAAGTTTAAGTCGTGTAGTCCGTAGAATACCTTGTTTAGTTTGCGGGGCCAGAAGTGCAGAGTATCTTTATCAATAAATGGGTCAAAAGTTCTGTCGGTCCTCCAAATAGGCTTTTCTACCTGTTCTAATACCTGTCGAGCTACCAGTAGGAAACCAGTACCAGACCAGTAAGCCATCCCCTGTGGGTCGTGTAATACTGTAGCGTCACCATTCTGTTGAAACGGGTAGTCTAGGGCTACTACTGGATAACCCTCAGCAAACATGTCTTTCAAGATGCCTTTAGGGATAATCATGTCATCCTCGCAGAAAAGAATAGCGTAGACATCAGGGTCAGCTAAAGCACGCTCTGTGGGCTCATTAAAGCACTCTGGAAGGCTTTTAGCGTGCGCCCAGTATATTTCGTAATCAAAGTCAGAAAGCTCGTTAAGCAGCTCCTCTAGCGTTTGGCTGAACATCAACCCTCTGGATGGTAAAACAACTGCTAACTTAGCTCTAGACTGACTCGGTAATTTCGCCCGTGATGTCTGGGTTTTCATCTCTGAGTTCTTCAATCATTTTTTGTATCATCAAGATGCCACCAGTAAATTGCTGTACCTGGTTTTTGTGTTCCAACATATTGTTATTGCCCTTGGTCTGGAGTGCTTCAATAGGACTCTCTTGTAGTCTTTTAGCGTGAACTACATCTACCCTAGCTCTCCACGCCATACTCTTAAGTTCGTGGAGTTGATTCTCTAGGAAAGCTAGTTTTTGCCTAGGGTGAAGTTCAGCCTCTGGTGGGATGTTGAACTCTTTTACTGTGTCTTTATCTACTTGTAATGGACTTTTCATTGTTTGTTCCTTGTTTATGGTTATATATTACCAATAACGTACAAAAAAAAGCAACAGTATTGTTATAAATACAAAAAGCCCTTGAGATTAAGGGCTTAATGTTAGACGTTGAAACCTTCGTCGTTTACAGGAGGTACTAAACTGATTGGTACAGCTACTTCCTCGACAACAACGGGTGTTTCTACTACTTTTTTGGGTTTAGCCATAATAGTTCCTATCTATGGATGGAGGACGCCGAAGCGCCCCCCTTTTGGTTTTTAGTGTTTTAGCACGAAGCCAAAACCTGAGCGAAGTGGCATTATGCCGTAGAGGACATCTACTGTTACAAGCCAGCCAAGGTGTTCTTGTTTGTACTGTGCTTGAGTTCGAGGTGTCAACTGCATAGCTACTGCAAATGCTTCCTTGTGGAAGAATAGAGAGCTATATTCGTCAGTTGCGGTGTCTAACCAGTATAAGTTCTGGCTCATGTAGACATCAGCGCCGTAGATGCGTCCGATTTTACCGTTTTTAATGCTGTTCTGGTCGCCACCTACACCAAGTGCGTCGTAACGAACATACTTGTCGATAGCTAACATTTCAGCTTCACCTTTAGGGTGAACTACGATTGAACGGTCAGAGCGTGGTGCTTTGTTCTCGCTCAAGTATCGGTTTACGGTTAGGATTAGGTTGTCGTTTAGGGCTGTGCCGTAAGCGCCGTAACCAGTCCAAGCTGTGGTCATGTAACGAGCGATGTCGTTGTCAACTTTTTCAGCGATTGCGTAAGCAGCAGCTTGTGTGTAGTCGCTTCTTAAGTCGTATGCAGATTGGATTTTTACTAGGTCTTCTACTAAGAATGAGCTTTCGTAGTGCTTGTTCAAAGTAATAGTAGTTTTGGTTTCTGTGTTGTAGTTCAAAGTAACTACAGTGTTTTGTGATTTTAGGTTTGCAGAAATGGTTGTAACGTTTGGAATTTCCAAAGTTTGGCCTGAGCTCTGCACGTCAGCGTCGTAGTGTTTGATGAGTGGAAGCAAAACTAGGTTGCTTTTTACAAACATCAAAACTTCACGACTCCAGATGTTAGGTCGGAAAACGTTAGCAGCTGTTGCGCCAATGTTCACGTTTCCAGAGTTAAATGCTCCAGTTGTCATTGTTTTATTTGTCCTTTGTTATTTATTTACCAGAGATTGCTTTGTTAATAGCTTCGTAGTTCTTTTCGTACCACTTTTGGTCATTCTTATCTACCAGTTCAAAGACGTTTTGAGGCGTAATGTTCTGGGATTCAAAGACTGCACTATTAGTAGCAGCAGCTTCTGGGGGTATTGCTTGTTGTTTCTGAGCGAGGTTTTGAAGAGCTTGCTTGCCACCTTCAGCCTTTAGTTTGTCTGTTCGGCTAGGGTCTGCTAAGAAATGAGCTTTGATGTCGTCCATGTCAGTTAGCCATGGTCGCTGTTGAGCAATTTCTTGTAGTTCGGTGCGGTGGTCCTTCATATCAGGATTAGCCTCGAACCAGTCTCTAACGTACATCCGTAGTTCAGTCTGATTTTGTCTTTCAACTACTTGGTCGATGTTTGGGTCGCCTGTAATTGGGATTTCTTCAGGTGGTGTAACTGCTGGCCGTTGGTTTGCTTGGTGCATTTTACGTTCAGCTTCGAGCTGCATACGAGCTAAGTTCACTTCATTCGGGTTATCGGGGTTAAGTTTAATCCCCTTCTTCTCCGACCAAGCGAGTATCTCGTCGTCAGTCTTGTCTGCTGCGTATTCAGCTTGTGTCTCTTTTGTTTCTGTTGAGTCTTTAGACTCTGTTTCGGAAACGGCTTCGTCTGCACTTTGGGTGGGTGCTTGCGATGAAAGAGGTTGTAGTGAAGGTGTACCGTTCTCGTCAGTTGATATGACTTGTTCGTTGCCTTCTATAGCCTCGTTCGAGCCCGCTTCGTCTATTTGTGGTTGTGCTGTAATAGCGCCACTGTCCGAAGTTGTGGTTTCGTCCATCTTTTTCTCCTATTTTTTTAAGGTACGCTCAGGGGTAGAGGAGCAAGGTAACTGAGCGTGTTTATTTTTGGGTCTTGCTCCCCTCGTCCTTGGGCGTAACTGCTCGGAACTGCAAATGTTCTATAGCCTTTATAACACCTCCCGCTTCTTTAAGCAAGCCAAAGGCAGCTTCCGCTGTCTCTTGCTGGCTGGCTTCATCTAAACACTTCTGTTTAGTGGCGTTAAGGT